GCTCATATCATTCCTCTACGGTTTCTTTTTTGGGTCGTCCGGCTTTTTTATTAATCATTGCACGAAGTTCAGCCAACTCAGCTTCTTGAGCTTCCAACTTTTTATCCATCTCTGCGCGGATTTTGTCCATCATTTGCGAATCTTGCGCTGCCATGATGAAAGTCCGAGCCTTTGATCTCAAGTCGTTAAAGCCCATGATCTTGTCGCCAGCCACATCGGGCAGGTTTGCAAACTGATCAATGGTGAAAATGTTAAGGGCTTTGAATTCTGCTTTTTGTGTTTCTGACACAGCCGACCAAGCATCAATGGGTGTACCGGCGACTTTTTGTTCTTTCTTTTGCTCAAACCGCGCCCACTCAATTGGGAAATCTTCCATGTCTTGCTCGCGCATAGGACGGTCAACAATTAAGGTTGAATCGCCTGGCACTAGCTTCTTGATAAAGATGCGCTCTTCAAAGATTGGGCGTTTCTCTGCATCTGATTTAAAGTTGTTTCGCACCTGCACTGCATGGAAAAACACCGCCATCTTGCCACGGTTGTCTTCCATGAAGTTATCGTTTGTCCAGCCAGCTACTTCGTTTTTCATGCTAATTCCTTGAGTTTTAAAGCAGTTTCCTGCATTAGTCCATCACCGTAAAACACCACTTCAGCGTCTTGCGTTTCTATGAATTTCTCCATTTCAATCGCAGATTGAAGCATCTGGTGCGTTGTCTGGAATGTTCTCAAACCAACTCTGACCATGATTTTAGTCTGATCTTTGCCAGTGTGAGCGCCTGCGTGACGATTTTTTACAAACGAGCAATCCATGCCATGAATGTCAAACCGGCGAAACCCTAAAGCCGCCGAAACATTCATTGCCCGCATTCCTACGCTCGAACCGCCGCCTATCAGGCTTTCCATTCCCTCTGGATGGTGCTGGGCAACCCATGCCACCGTCTCGAAATCATCTCCATTGACCAAATGCCATACCTTAACATTTTTCCCTTTGAGGGTCTCCCAAAAGTTTGGGTGGCAGACCGAGGCCATCAGGTACTTTGTGTTTTTCTGAGGCTTTCTCAGCATCTCGGCTTTATGCGCTCTGGGGTCACAGTCCACATGAAAATCAGGGATAACGCCCCTCTCCACCAAATAGTCATGCGCCCCTGAGACCGTCATGATTGGGTGCTTAAGCTGCCGCCAAGTGTCCTCAAGGCTTGGCCCATAACACGCAATAGTCATGCGCCGGTCGTTGAATTTGCCCTTTTTCTTCAGCAACGGCAAGTGCATTGACTTTGCCATTTGCTCATGGCGCTCGGCATTGGTTAAGACCCCTTTAAGCATTCCACCCTCATGTCACGAAATGGAAAATGGTATTTTGGCTCGCAGAATGTGATGTTCTGCATTCCTACCGACTGCAACATATCGTGCAATGGGCGCTGAAACCAACCCCAACGGTGGCACATTTCCTCGGCTTTGTACTTAGGGTCACCCCATAGGGCATAAGTGGTCATAAAGGGCTGTAACGGTTCTTTGGTAATCACGCAGTTGGATACATAGGCAAACACCTTGTCCATGCAAGGAAGCTCTAAGATCATTTTGCCGCCTGGCTTTAACACCCGCTTCCACTCACTCAGCAGGTCGTAAACTTCCCATTCGTAAAAGTGCTCTAAAACGTGAATTGCCGCCACCGCATCGGCTGAGTCGGTTGCCAACTCTAGTTTTCTAAGGTCGCATTTGATGTCGGAAATGTCGGAATGTAGGTCTACGTTTACCCAACCGTCCCATTTTTTCTTTCCGCATCCAAGGTTGTAGGCCGTCTCGTAGCTATCTTCCACTTGTCGATCAGTGTTTGAGGCGAGAATTCTTCCATCACGAACTTCTGCGCCTTGGAAATAAGTTTTTTCATGTCCTGTTGTTTTGTCCATTCGATGCCCTCTTTGATGTTGCCGATGTAAATGGGAAAACCCTCTAAGGCTGGATGCGGCTCTGCAACCACAAAACACCCTTGGCGAATTGCCTCAATTGCCCTGTTTGCGCTCTTGTAAGGAGCTGTGGCAGGGATCACCACTATATCGGCTTGGGCAAATTCTCTCAGCATGGTCTCATGCGACCAAGGAATTGCCCCATCAAAGTTTGACACCACCCGCAAGGGATAACCCTCAAGGTCAGGCAGTATGCGTTTTAGGCTTTCACGGTTGACATGATGCCCATACCAAAGCAAATTAACCCCGTTGCAGTGCGGTGGCATCTCGGGGTATTCATAAGGGTCAGGAATAACAGTAGCGTCCTTGCCCAACTTTTTAATTCTTTTTGCCATTTCGGTGGTTGAACAAGTCACCGCATCCGCAAGACGCAATGCCTCTTGGTAGTGCATCCAATCAAAATGGTCATCACAAAAGTCCACCACCACCCATGCGCCCCGAGCCTTTGCCCGCGCCATCACCATCAACTCATTGGCTTGCGGCTTGGTAAACACCAACGTGTCAGCGGTCAGGTCGTTCTGGCTTGCCCAATCACCCGCCGGTATCTTGGAACGGTAGCGCCAGCTCGCGGCGTTCTTGTCGCCCCAATGGATAAACGATGTGCGGTCGTTTAGCTCGGTTTTGACATCAATGATGCCGCCCAACTCCATTATGTTTTGTTCGCGCTTCTTGATAATGGCTTGAATCAACCCATGCCCATGCCCATTAAATACCGCATCAGGTAGGTAATCGTAGTAAGTCTGGAAATGCTCGGCTTGCAACGCCATCGCGGTATTGCAGTAAAAGGTCTCGCCTTGCGGGTCAATCTTGACCTCAATCAATTGGTCGCCCTCTTTGAGTCTTTCGCCGTTGACCCTAAGCATTTGGTCGGTGTTACAAGAGTCAAAGCCAAACAGCTCAAACTTCCTGTATCCAAGGACGTAGAACAGCGATATAGCCCTCAATCCCGAGGTTGTGCCTCCACCTATCAGCATGGAGTTTTTAGGGCGGTCTTGGCCTTTTTTGACGTATGGATGCCATATTGTGACCTGATACCCATTAAGGTTGTCAAACAGCGCTGGATGGCACTGGCTGGCAATCATGTAATGCACTTCTTTGCGTGGTGCGTAAAACGCAATGCGGTGCTCTTGTGGGTCGATGGCTAAGGCATAGTCGGGTATCACGCCTTGGGCAATAAGCCAATCATGCGCCCCCTTGATCGCCACAATAGGCGACCCCTCTGCTTTCATCTTTTTAATAAGCTCTACCTGACCCCTTACGCTTGGTGCGCTTGCCACTAACAAGATCGAGCCAGTTTTTATTGGCTGTGCTTCCTTGATCTGTGGATAGCCTCTTGCAATCGCGGCATCCATGTGGGCAAACAGTGTCTCATCTTCAGCGACACATTTTCCAGTTATTTTTAAGGGTACAGAACTCATTAAAAAGACACCCCGCTTTATGGGCAGGGTGTCAGTCTGGTTTAGCCTGCGCCAACCATGATTAAGCCTGCATTGTTGACCATACAGAATGGTGCTGATGCAGAAGTGGCAGATGTGTTAGCCACAATACCTTGGATGAAGCCAGCAGACACGGTTGTGTCGTCCAGTGAACCAGCGGTAGAAGTGGTGTACAAAGGCACTTTAGGATTGCATCCGACCAACAAGTTAACTTGCAACATACCGTTCAAGCCAACCCAGCCGTAATAGCTAGAGGCAATCGCGGTTTGTGCAAAGCCAACCATGTTGAAACCCAAAGCCGCAGCGTTTGTAGTGGTCACAGGCACAGCTCGCATCACAGGAGTAGAACTCGCTGAGTTTGCGTAAGTGCTCATGATCACCGCATCAAATGCGTTGATGGTGGATTCGGCGCGGACAAACATATACACGCCGTTGTTGGAGGTGTTCACCCGAGTACCAGGGGTAACAGGGAACAATGTTGTAGAGCCTGCACTGGTTGACGCATAAGTAGCCGTCAAGTCAATGCCGATTTTGCCGTCTGTGACGTAATCTGCCATGATATTTGCTCCTTATTCAGTCATCACGCCTTGGAACTGGAGTCCCGAGGCAGTCATATTGCCAGCCCAGCCGATCAAGCGCACGATGGCATCTTGGTTGGTGGACATACGCTCATCACCAATCGGAACAAAGTTACGATTTGCATGAGGACGGAAGAAAATGTATTTCGTGTTAAGGAAGTAACCAGTGGATGTCGGAATATTACCGCCGATACCACCGTCAAGAACAACGTCAGCGTTCATGTACTTGGAAGCAACAAAGCCAAGTTCGGCCATTTTGCTAGAGCCAGGGAAACGCTGAATGTTTTGCAGAGACGACATGAAGAAGCCCCACAAATTGTTGTCCAACAGGATCAAATCAACCACGTCAGAGCCGCGACTTGTCTTTGCATACAGGCGGTTAAAGCCGGTCTGGATGTTTGAGCTAGATGCTGATGCACCCAAGTCAGTAGAGAAGTCAAACGTCTGATTGCGCCAGAATGACCATGTTGAACGGTCGATGCCGCCAACCACGCCAGTACTTGGGGATGCAACCACCATAGCTTGCAGACCAGTGATCTGCTTACCGTTGTTGGCTGTACCGTCCGAGTAAATACCAGTGCTGATCAAGTTCTCAATCGATGCCTCGGCAACGTCCAAACGTGCGTCAAACAAATCAATGATCTGCTCTTCGCCGCTGTTTTGAAGCATTTCCAAGCCATTGATGGTCACTGCGACAGCGGCCTGCTTGATGGGGAACTGAGCCGCAGAGATTACGTCCGCAGGGCTAATGTCTAAAACTTCAGCGCCTGAGTAGTACATCGCGGTCGAGTTTGCTTGGAATGACAATTCTTGCAGAATGGTCGATCCACCTGTGAACGGCTTGTAACGGCCTTTCTCACGCAGGCGAGTCAACAACGCATTGTTTTTGGTCACGTTATCGGCAACGATGCCGGAACGAGATTCAATGGTGGTTGCTAAAACGTCTGAGTAATTACTATTGGCGTATGCCATGATTTACTCCTTTTTAATTCACCTGCCGCAGCGCATTGGCAATGACGGCTCGGCGATCCATTTGATTGACTGCACCTGAGATGGCAGCGCCTGGCGCTCCCCTAACCTGTACAGCCGCTTGTTTTGCTTTCTGTACCTGATTCTGTGCGGCGTAGCTTTGTTGCTGTTGAGCAAATAAACTTTGTGCCAACTGTGGATCAAGTCTTACGGCGGTGTCGTATGCCACTTGCAATTTCTCGCGTTCTGACATATGACTGATGTCCCCTAGAACTTGCGGCGCTTGGAGAAGCGACAACATACGGTCTTGGACTGCCTCAAAGTGTGCGTTTGCGGGGTCGCTCGCAAACTGCTGGATTACAGAGAGTGCTCTGTTTTCATTCTGTTTCTGTGCCTCGTACTGGCTCTGCGTGATGTGTTGCGTGAGCTGCTGTACTTGTTGCGCCAGTTGATTGTAGTGAGAATCTTGCTGTGGTGGGGCTTCGCCGCCAAAATAAGCAGCCACCTGATCCAATGGGATTTGAAACTGCTGAATCATTTGCGCGACCGCTTGCGACTTTTGCTGTGGTGTGCCTGTTCTCAGCAATGCCGCAGTCTGAAGCAATGGGCCAATCGCTTGCGCCGGTGTGCTGTTCTCGTTCCGCAAAATCCATTCATACGGCGCAAATTGCTCAGTAATTGCCCGAGCCTCTGCGTCCCGCTGTTTGTATGAGGTGATGCCCTTTTCGTAGTCGGCATCCCGCTGAGCAAAGGCTTGCTGTAACTCAGGCGGTGCTTTTTCCCAATGTTCCTTTAGCTCAAGGCGCAGGCTTTTGGGCATCTCAGCTCTAGGCTTGTCTGCCATCTGCGGCGCTTGGGTCTGATCAGTCGGGAACTTAGGGGCAAACTTACCACCCTCTCGGGGCTGGCTTGCGGCGTGTTTGCCACGGTTTGTCGGTGTCTTGGTCAGTGCCTCACGAATCGTGTCGGCTCTGCTTTGCGGCTCGGCTGGCGCTGTTTGGGGCGCTTCGACCGCTGGGGTTTCGGGTGCTGGTGTTTCTACTGTGTCGGGTGCGACAACTTCGTTTTCCATCACTTCATCCTTTTCATTTGATCGAGGGTCATTTTGATCATCTCCTTGCGCTCAGGCATGGGACGGTTGTGTAGGCGGTTTGCCATCTCTACGTTTAGGTTAGACATCTTAACAGGGGAAATCGGTGCGCCTGGTCGGTCAAACTCTTGCACGGTTGCCAATTGCCCGCGCAGCCTGTCTCGGTGCGCTTCTTTCTTCTTGTTCCACTCTTGCTGTGCATACTTAACGTCAGAATGCCCCATCTCAATTGAATCGGTGCGCTTGAGGTGGTCACGCCATTGTTTTCTGCCCTCAATCATTACGCCATCAGGGGACATGAATGGTGCAATATCACCCATGACCGTTGTGTATTCAGCAGAACGGCCTGCCGTTTTTTCGTATGGCTCGCTGCCATCTGATGGATAAACCCAAGTTCTTTTCACAAATGCTCCAACAATATTTCTATATCTTGCTCGTCTTGTTCGTCATCTATTTGTTTGGCAATAGATTTTATTTGTAATAGCAACGCATCATATTGAATTTCGCTTTGTATTGCAATTTCTATTATCTTTGATGAAGCAATGACTTCTCTTTTTTCCTCTGGCAAACCAAATAAAACTTGTTTAAGTTTTTGCTTTCTTTGGTTTTCTACCTTGCGCTCATCTTCCCATTGCTTAGTCCGCTTTTCTTCATCAAAACCAAAATGACCGCCTAACAGCGTTTCCACTACTGGCGGGTCTTCACCATCCCATACGGCGGCATCCCATAAACCATTGTCCCAATAATTAGCTGACAACTTCCACGCCTATGGCCTTGCCATCCGGCCCTCTGACGATTCGTTTAGGTGCGGAAAGTTTTTGCATTGCCATTCCAATGTTTTGCATTGATTCACCGTGCAAATTTGCCATGTTGTCGTGCAAGGCGGTTATTTTGTCCATTGCTTGGACAATTGTGCCGCCCAACTCATTGGTTATTTGTGCAGCCGCTGCTTCAACCACTGGTAGGTCGACGCCAGGGTTGCTACCAATCCTTGCCACCATGATCTTAGTCGCTGCGTCAAGTTCTGCTTTCCATCGTTCATATTCTTCCTTCCCTGCCATCTCTCTGGCTTTGATTTGAAGTTCATTGTTCTGCTTAACAGTCTCAAAATCGGCTTTCATCTGCGCCAATTGCATCTCGGCTTGCACCTTGGCTTGGTGCATCTGCATCTCAAGCTGCGCCTGTGCTTGCGCCAATTGTGCGTCTGCTTGCATCTTCATCTGTTCAGACTGCGCTTGTGCTTGCATACGCATTTGTTCTGCTTGCTGTTCGGCTTGCATCTGTAGCATCTCGGGCGGTGGGCCAGGCTGTTGTTGAGCCGCTTGGTCTGCCTTGTCTTGCAAGGCTTTCATTGCCCTCTCGACCGCGCTCTCCAATCCCCGACCGGCTCTGAACCGGCGTACAAGGAATAACAACATCTCAGAGGCCATTGGCAAGGTTTCGGGCGCTTGGCTAATCATAGGGATTGCCTCACGCAAGAACAAACCGATAGCTTGGATGGCTTCTTGTGCGCCTTGCTTTTCTGCTTGCTCATCAATCTGAGCCAAGCTGTCAGCCTCAACCGCAATATGGAAGTCGCGGATGGTGCTATTAGATAGCATCTGCAACGCTGCCTGCAACATCTGCGGGTCTTGACCGTCCGGTGTGTTCATCACACCTGACATTTCCACAATCAGCTCGGGCGGGTAAAACTTGCAAATGACCTGCGCCTTTAGCTTAAAGATGTCGGTTGCAAACCGAGCCACATCGCCTTGGCTGCTCTTTAACCGTAAGCTGCCAAAGTTAGCCTTGAGCTGTTGAGCACCAAGGGTTTCTTGGGCTTTAGACGATCCACGCAAGATGTCCGATATGCCCATAATTTCATAAATGCTCTGCTTAACCTGTTCTCTAGCTGCATACAGCTCACGCAAGGTCACAATAATCTGCGAGGTGTCCATCATGTCGATAGCGCCTTTTAAGCCGCCTTTTTCCGACATTGCCGCCCATCCAGTGACAGGGAACAGCTTGTTGTCCACGCCCTCACTGAACATCCGCGCCAGCTCTTTGAACTCAGCATTAAACACGCCAACCGCTTTACAAGCCTTGGTCAACAGGTAAATGCGTTGTGTCAGGTTATCCAACTCTTGCGCTTGATCCTCGTACTCACAGTAATCAGGTACAGGAATCATCGTGCCGGTGGTGGTGGTTGCCATCAGCGGTTTAGGGCATGGGAAGAATTCTTCTAACTCTAGCGGGTCATCACGCTCATCTAGCGCCTGTGGATAACCTTTGGCAATCCAACAAACCTTAGCCGTGCGCTTGTTCCAAATCTCATAGACCATTGCTTTTTTGTCATAGGTCATCTTGGCGGTCAATGGATTCTTGCCGTCCATGTCGGTGTTTGAGCTGGTCAGGCTGACGTTGTTGAATACGTCACCAAAGCGCTCTACACCCTCCTCCTTGGTCATGTAGACAGCGCGAGCCACCCACCAAACCTCATCCCATGTGCGAGCCGGTGAATGCAAAAAGTCTGACCAGTAAACGTAATCAATAGGGCTGTGAGCCGCATCAATGCGCTCTGTCGGGTCTTCAATCGTGTTATAGACCTGTGATTCGTCTTGCTCCACACCCTCACCCTCGGGGCGGTCATTGACGATTACAGGCTCATAGCGAATCCATGCTGTACCGCGACCAGGCAACAATCTGTCTTGCACCGCACCAGACATGGCCGCGTCAAAGTCACCGAATTGCGTGGTCTCGTACTCCATGACACGCTCAAGCATTGTGGATGCAAGGCGACCCACAGGGTCTTGATCCATGTAGCGGCGTGACACTTCGGGCTTGGCTTGGCGACCGTACAGGGCAGGGAACAGCACTTGGATGTTTGACCACAGGATGTTGAACTTCATCCTTGGCATTTCTATGGCATCACGCTCATCCCGATAGCGCTTGACAACCTTTAAGCCGCGCTTTTCCCACTTATCAAATATTTTGATGGCGGTCTCAATTTGGTCATGCCAGTACGGGCCTGGGTCTTCGCCCTCATATGCGCCGTTTTCTTCGTACATGATTAATTACCGCTGGCAAAGAAGAATGTCACATCCAACGTGCCGCCCTCGGTTGCGTGTAAGCTAGTTCCTACATTGGCAGGGAATCGGTGAAACCCAATGGCAGGGGTAATCGTGCCTGACATGACCGTGCCGCTTGCGCCACCGTCTCTAAGCACTAAAGTTCCCGAGCTGGTGCTGTTGATGTAAAACCCAAGCAATTGGCATGGGCCTGTTGTGACATCTCCTGTTGCGGTGATGTTTTTGTATGCACCTACTTCTGCGACCGGCTGGCTCATATGCGCTCCTCTTTATGTTGCATCTCATAATCCCACAGCTCATCAAGTGTGATGGTTTGCAGGGTCTTGCCCTTGGGCGGTGTTTGATCTTTTGCCTCTTGTCGATAGGCTACTGCCAACATTCTAAACGCATCTGCGGGGTGTGAGCACCAATCATGGCGCGGAGTTTGACGAAAAGTTTTCTTATCTTCATCATATTCACGCTGATATTGCCTTAACGCTTCCAACCCCTCATCGCATCTTGTGTCGAAGTAGCATAAGGGTAAGACCATCCGCACCGCCTGAATGCCGTCTTGCACGCCAATCTCAGGCACGATGGCTAACTTGCTGATGCCCCCAAGATGTGCCGCTAACTGTTCAATGATTGACTTGCCGCCCGAGGCCAGCGTCTTTGCCCTTGCGTCATGCGGTAAGAAATGGCGGGTGTATCGGTAACCCTTATCCATAACTACGTCTGCCAATTGCTCAATGCTTGCGCCTGACACAGCGTAATAGTCCATTACCCTGATCTCGCCCCTGACCACCTGATACCACCAAATAGCCGTATCGTCCCGATAACCTAAGTCCCATGCGGTGTAAACAGGCGATTCAGGCTCAAAGGGTAGCTCTCTAATTCTTCCCTCATCTTGAGCTTGGCGCATCTCTTGACCGTAAAACGCCCCAAGAATAGCGGCATCAAAGCTGCACTCATACTCTTGGTCATACTGATCTTGGCTTAACTGAGACCGTGCCGCCTCTAATTCTGAATCAGGCAATAGCTTAGACACGGATGCTGGCAGCCTTAACAGAAACCAATCAGGCACTACTTGGCTGACCTTATAAATGTCGTGAAATTGGTTTTTACCCTTTGGCGTACCACCAAACACCGCCCAACCCAATCGGTCTGACAATGTGGGACGTATAACGTTACCCCAAACGCTTGGCTTAAAGTCACCGTATTCATCAAGATACACGCCGTTAAATCCCAAGCCCCGCATTGCATCTGCATTGTCTGAGCCAAACAGCATGATCTTTGCGCCGTTCACCAGTTCCACCGACAGATCAGATTCATTGGTGGCTTTAGTTACTGGTGCGGCGTAGAACTTAAGGTAATCCCATGCGACCCGCTTGGCTTGGCTACGAAATGGTGCAATGTAAGCATATTGGGCTGATCTGTTGCCCTCAGTTATGGCTCGCTTGATCAGGTCATTGATTGCCGCTACGGTCTTTCCAGCTCTACGGTGTGCGACTAAACAAGACCAGCGTTCCTTGCGCTCATGGAATGGCATGAATGCCGCCCTTGGGTTGTAGGGCAGGATTACTTCACGCCGCCCCATGTCACCACCATTTCTACCGGCCCATCATCCTTGC